TCAATGATGTCGATAAGGCGAAGCTTATTGCATGGATGGAGTATATCAAGGCGGTGAAAGCTGCAGATACTTCAACCGCTCCTGATATCACATGGCCGCCAAAGCCAGCTGGTTGAGTGATTGGGGGGGGGCATGGACGCCATAAACACGTGGGACGGTGTGAGCGCGGCGTTGGTTATGTTATAAGGCAATTCTTTGAGTTCGTAACGCGAAGGTCATGCGGCATTGCCGTCTATCCAGTCAGCCCACCACTGCATCATCTCTCGCCTTTTATCCATATATTGTGCATGGTTATAGATCCCGCGCACGGACTGTTTATCTGTGTGAGCAAGCTGGCGCTCTATCGCCTCAGAAGGCCATTCGTGCTCGTGTAGAATGGTGCTAAATTGGTGGCGGAAACCGTGACCACTCGCCAGCCCTTCATAGCCGATTTGGCGAATGACCAATAGAACGGCATTTTCACTGATCGACTTATTTTTATCATTTCTACCGGCAAATACAAACTGCGATACAGGTTCAGTGACTGGCTTTAATGCTTTGAGCAACTCAGCGACTTGGTGCGACATAGGGACAATGTGAGGCTTACGGCTCTTCATTTCCGATTCGTCGATCGTAATTAGTCCGGAAGTGAAATCGACGTTAGGCCATTTCATAGATCTGAGCTCTTTGGTTCGCAAGGCTGTATACTGCAACACCATAGTGGCAATCTTCGAAACTATACTGCCTGAATATCCAGCCAATGCCTGGTTGAATGCAGGGATCTGTTCAGCAGGAAGGAAAGGGAAATTTTTCTTCCTGTATCCCTTCATTGCATCAGCGAGATCCGGCGCTGGATTGTATTTTGCTCTCCCCGTTACTATGGCGTAACGAAACACCTCACCACAACGACGCCGGGCCTTGTTTGCTCTCTCCATGGCTCCGCGCTCTTCAATCCGCCTCACAACAGACAAAAGGGCCATAGGCTCGATTTCATTCATCTCCATCGCGCCTATGAGCGGGAGAATATCAGTTTCAAACATCCGCTGTAATTCATTCGCATACCCTTCAGACCATACCTGGCGCTTGTGGGCGTACCATTCCTTATAGATCACTGAGAATGAGTTATCCTTCTCGCTTTCCTTTTTGGTCCTTACTGGATCTATACCATCGGCAATATCCTTTCTTGCCTGGTAGGCTTTGTCGCGAGCTTCTTGTAAAGAAACAAGAGGATATTTACCCACGGTTAAAATTTTCTCTTTACCGCCTAGTTTGAAACGCAGTTGCCACACCTTTTTTCCAGAGGCTGGTATGTAGAGGTATAGCCCGTTGCTGTCCAGTAGGCGATAGGGCTTGTCTTTTGGCTTTGCTGCTTCAATCTGTTTAACCGTGAGCATGGGTAAAATCCCGGTGGGTAAAATGTTTTACCCGCTTTTTACCCGCAAAAGAGTGCGGCTGTCAACGATCTAAATCGAACGGTAGCGGACAGAAATTATCTGTGATTGCTTATCTGGCGTGGGGTTAGCGAACTTATGCGGATGTTGACGAACTATGTAATGGCGTTCCCTGCAGGAATCGAACCTGCAACTAGCCCTTAGGAGGGGCTCGTTATATCCATTTAACTAAGGGAACATTGTATCGCGTTAATCATGAGCGTTCATGATGGTTGCTATCTTACCGTATCCTATTGCTTTTTTTCAACCTGATTGTTTCGTGTTGATCCTCATTATACTGTATTTTTTTACAGTAAATCTCTTTGTTCACTTGCCAATGTGTACAGATTGAGTACAGAATTACAATCTGGTGTGTGTACATGAGATAACGCAATGGCTCTAAGTGATACGAAGTTACGAAGCATCAGTGGAAAACCATATACTGGCCCGACTGAGCTTACCGATGCTGACGGGTTAAGCGCCAGAGTTACGCCAGCGGGGACCGTTACATTTCAGTATCGATATCGCTGGAACGGCAAGCCGATCCGCCTCACTGTAGGGCGCTATCCCGCTACCAGCCTCAAGGAGTCCAGGATCATCGTAGGCGAGATGCGTTCATTGTACGCCAAGGGGGTGAACCCTAAAAATTATTTTACACGTAGCGATGGAGAGCTGACTCTACAAGAGTGCCTCGATGCATGGTGGGATAAGTATGTCACGACGTTGCGTCCTAACACCCAGACGCTGTACAAGTCTGTTGTGTACAACACGATGTACACAGAATTTAGGGATGCCCCCGTCACTAACATCCCGATCGGGCAATGGGTCAAGTTTTTTGACCGACACGAAAAGAAGAACGGGAAGAAAGCGCGTGTGCTTTTATTGCAGCTGCGTTCCGTTATCAACTGGTGTATCAGCCGGCAGATGATCCCGTCGTGTGAGGTGATGAAGCTGAGTGCAAAAAACATCGGTAAAAAACCTGACGTCGGTGGCCGGGTACTGACGTATACGGAGCTCGCTAAAATATGGCAGGCGCTTGATAACCTGAATATCGTTACATCGAACAGGGTTTTATTTCAATTACTGATGCTGTGGGGGCCACGCTCATCGGAACTTAGAGAGGCAACGATTGATGAATTCAACCTCGATGATCTGATTTGGACAACTCCACAGTCGCACTCCAAAATGGGGAACGTTATTAGACGCCCGATATTTAAGCAGATACAACCAGAGATTAAGCGGCTGGCGGATATTGGGAATAGTGTTATATTCCCTGGCATGTATTTAGATCGTCCTCTTGATCGTTCAACGGCTGGTCTTTTTATGCGAAATTTAAAGAAAAAAATAGATATCCCTGATTGGACTCCACATGATTTTCGCCGTTCTCTTGTTACTAACCTCTCGAAGGAGGGGGTTATGCCCCATGTCACCGAAAAGATGCTGGGGCATGAGCTTGGCGGGGTAATGGCTGTTTATAATAAACACGATTGGCTTGATGAACAGCGCGATGCCTATGAGCTGTATGCCGATAAAATATTTTGGCACGTCAAGAAACTTGGTTAATACCTACAGCTCGGTTAACACCTCCATCGGCCAGCCATTTTTCTACAGCCTCGCGGTTATAATATGATGGCCGCGTTAACACCGGCTCTGGGAAGCCATGCTCTTTTTTCAGCCGCCACAATGCGGTGCGCCCACGTTTTACCAGTGTACAAACTTCATCTTCTTTTATCAGGTCAATAGCCATATACCTTACCTCTGCATGTATTCGTTGATAATCTTCAGCACCTCTTCACCAACCCCTTCCCGCAGGACCAGGGTGCGTCCATCCCCATCGATCTCGGCATCGCTGAGCAGCTCAACCAGCCGGCGCGCGCGTGTCGCGCTAAACTGGCTGCCGGTGACGTTGCGGGTGACGCTGCGGGTAACTTTCTTTTTCCCCTGGGCTTTCGCCCGCTTCACATCCTCCTGCAGTACATCCCCGGCGCTCTCCCCGTGCTCCTTCACGCGATCGACTGCCACATCCATTGCCACCTCGCCATCTTTCACCAGCTGCTGTACGTCGTAATTCGACGCGCTGAGGATCAGCAGTTTGTCTACGGTTGCGCGGCTTTTGTGGATCAGCTTGGCGATTTCATCTGGCGTTAAATTGAACGCGCTCAACTCTTTAACTACCAGGCTCTGTTCAAACTGCGTCAGCGGCAGCTGGTTGTTGCTGGTCATGATGCGCGCTACGCGCTCCACATCGCTACCTGTGAAGGGAGCGATGGCGATCAGTTCGATGGGTTTGCCAGCCTCTCTTACCCGGCGATACGCTCGAATGCGGCGGTGCCCCTCTACGACCCATACACCGCCCTCATCGCGTGGACGGACCTCAAGCGGCGGCACCGTTCCGCCGGAAAACAGGAACTGAAATAGATCATCATCAGCCTGCTGCGTCCGCTCATCATCGACACGCTTGTTAAAACCTTCCTGTACGTGGATATCATCTAGTTTGATAAGCATGCCGCTGTCACGGCGGCTAATCGGTCCGCCTTTTTTGCACATTTTCTTGAATGAGTTAGCCATTAACATGCCTCCTGATACGCGATGGCCATCTGTTCTGCGTCATTCATAGCGTCATGAAGCGCATGGTGCTTAATCATCTGGAAGCACGGCTGGTGCCCCTCTAAATAGCCCTTACGCCCGCGGGTTGGGACCTTGGTATCGATGTATGTCCTAACGTCGCGCTTGCCGTTGTAACGCCATGGACACTCCAGACCGCACATGCGGTAGGCGTTCTCCAGAATGGCACCGTCAAAATCTGGCCCACGGAAAAACACCCTGGCGCCGGGGTGATAATCCAGCCAGCGAGAGAGGCCGATCAGGGCTTCGCTGAGGGCTACGCGATCGCCGGTTAGGGCTTCGTGTGCATCTTCGGCCTGGTCTTTCCACCACGTCTGGGTCTTTTGGCTGACGGTTCGGCCTAGCATCAGCTGATCTGTGGCGTCGAGCCGGGTGTAAAAGGCCAGTACGGAGAAGTCCTGCA